AACTGGACCGGGCCCGGCGGGAGATGTCTCCGGCACAGTACGCGCAGGAGTTCGAATGCGATTTCGGGGCGTCCGCGGGAAACGTGCTGATTCCGCTGGATCTGGCCCGCGGATCAGCCGGAAAGCGGCTGAAGAGGGAACAGTTCTACTATGCTCCGTGCGTGGTAGGCGTGGACGTGGCGCGCTTCGGGGAAGATCGTTCCTGCATCCTGGTGCGCCAGGGGTTGGCCGTGCTCTCGATGGACGTGCTTCGCGGGGTCAACACCATGGAGCTCGCATCGAAAACGCTGGACGTGGCGATGAAGAACAAGGCGGACGCGGTCTTTGTGGACGAGGTGGGCGTCGGGTCTGGCGTGGTGGACCGGCTACGGCAACTCGGCGGGTTCAACGTGTTCCCGGTCAATGGCGGGGCGAAGCCGGCCAACGAGCGGTTTGTGAACCTGCGCGCCGAGATGTGGATGCGGACGGCTGACTGGCTGCGCGAAGGCGGGGCGATCCCGGACCGCGAGGATCTGATCGCGGATCTCTGCACGCCGACCTATTCCTACAACGCGGCTCACCGTCTGGTTCTGGAATCCAAGGAGGACATGAAGAAGCGCGGGGTTCCCTCCCCCGACTTGGGCGACGCGCTGGCGCTGACGTTCGCCTTCACGGTTCACAAGAAAGACATCCGCGACGCGGCGATTGAGCACAAGCATTCCATGGCGAAAACGGACTACGACCTTTTTTCCTCCTGATTCGGAGTTTGGGAAGCTGTGGCAGAATCCGAAAAAAGGATTTCCTATGTGCGGTGGCATCATCTCTACTATCTTCGGCGGTGGCCGTTCTTCGACTCCATCGGTACCAACTCCCCCGCCGGCTCCTCCGGTCATCGACACGTCGTCCATTGACTCGCAAGCGGAAGCCAAGGCGGCTGCGGAGAAGGAGCGGAAGCGATCGGTGCTCGCGCAGGGGCTGACGTCCACGATCAAGACGTCGGCGCTGGGCGATCAGAGCGCGGCCACCACGCAGAGGGCGACGCTGCTGGGGCAGACCAGCTCCTAACATGGCCGAGGAATCTCAAACGAAGCGCTGGCGCAAGCGCCTGAATCAGCTGCGCAACGAGCAGTCGGACTGGCGTTCCCATTGGAAGGAAATTGTCGAGTACCTGCTTCCGCGCAAAGGGCGGTACCTGGACGGTCAAAACTCGTCTCAGGACAACGACGGCACGAAGAAACACGGCAAGATTTTGAACGGTACGCCCGCGGAGGCCATGCGGACGCTGGCGGCAGGCCTGCAGGGTGGGCTGACGTCCCCTTCCCGTCCATGGTTTTCCCTCACGGTCGCGGACGAGCAGTTGGCGGAGGTGGAGTCGGTGCGGACGTGGCTGCATGATGTGCGCCAGGCGATCATGGTGATTCTCAGTCGATCCAATTTCTACGGGTCGATTCATTCGCTGTACTACGAGTTGGGAGGGTTCGGCACGGCGCCGATGCTCGTCGAGGAAGACCCGGACACGGTGGTGCGGTTTCGTCCGCTCACAATCGGCGAGTACTGCCTGACGCTGGATTCCCGCTATCGTCCTGAATCTCTCTATCGTCAGTTCAGCATGACGGCCGGCCAGATTCGGGAGAAGTTCGAGGAGAAGAATCTTCCCCAGGTGGTCAAGGCGGCAATCGATCAAAAAAACCTGGACCAACGGTTCGAGGTTGTTCATGTCATCGAAAAGGCGGAGTTTGTGGATCCGAACCGTGCCGACAGCAAAGGAATGCCCTGGCGCTCAGTCTATTTCATGCTGTCGGGAGACGACGACACGCTCTTGCGCGATTCGGGGTACCGGTCGATGCCGTTCGTAGCGCCGCGGTGGGATGTGGCGGGGGTCGACACCTACGGGTCCAGTCCTGCCATGGCGGCCCTGGGCGACATCAAGATGCTCCAGAAGATGGAGGAAAAGAAGCTCAAGGCGTTGGACAAGATGGTGGATCCGCCGATGAACGCTCCCGCGTCCATGCGCAACACAGGCGGGAATATCGTCGCGGGTGGAGTCAATTACTTGGATCCCAACGAGGGAGCGATGGGGTTCAAGCCGGCCTACGAAGTGCGGCCCGACCTGCAGAATATCGCTTTTGAGATGGATCGCGTCGAGCGGCGGATACGACAGGTGTTCTTCAACGACCTGTTTCTGGCGGTGATCGCCGAAAACAAGCAGATGACGGCAACCGAGGTCAGCAAACGGTACGAGGAAAAGCTGATGATGCTGGGCCCTGTCCTCGAGCGGTTACAGTCGGAACTGTTGGACCCGATTATCGATCGCGTGTTCTCGGTCATGGCGGAGATGAACCTGCTTCCTCCGATTCCCAAGGAATTGCCTGCCGGCATGGCGATCAAGATCGAGTATGTGTCCATGCTCGCCCAGGCGCAGCGGATGGTCGGGACGCAGTCCATCGAGCAGATGGTGATGTTTGTCGGCCAGGTGGCGCCCGTGGCGCCAGAAATCCTGGACAAGGTCAATTTCGACGAAGTGGCGGACCAGTACGGCGGAATGCTGGGGGTTCCTCCCAAGATCATCCGTCCGGACGACCAGGTCGAGCAGATCCGCAAGCAGAAGCAGGCTCAGATGGCGGCCATGCAGATGGCGCAGATGGCGCAACCGGCGGCGCAAGCGGCAACGGCCGTCCAGAAGTTGGGTCAAACCCCTGTCCAGGGCGGGCAGGCATCGGCGCTTGACGCGCTGACGGGAGCGGCGAAGCGCTGACTATGGTTGATTCCGTCGTCAAGCGGGTGGTGGTCGGGATTCCGTCGAACGATCATGTCCATGCGGACTTCGCCTGCTGTCTGGCGACCATGGCCAGTTATTCGGTCGTCCATCACCATCGCGATTTTCGGATCATGGCCTTTCTCAACCACAAGACCAGCAACATTTTCCGAGGGCGCAACAACATGGTGCGGGAGGTGCAGACGATTCCGCACCCGATCACCCACCTGCTGATGATCGATTCGGACATGACCTTCCCGGCGGATCTCTGCGCGCGGATGCTGGCGCACGGGAAGCCGATCGTGGGCATTGACGCCTCGACACGGCGGGAGCCTTACCGCCGGGTGGCGCGCAAGACCGAGTTCGGCACGTGGGAGTTGGGCGCGGGGATCCTGCTGCTGGAAATGTCGATCTTCCAGAAGATCCCTTTTCCGTGGTTTCTCTCGTACTACAAGGACAACGGGGATTTCCAGAGTGAGGATCACGATTTTTGTGAGAAGGCGACGCGGGCGGGGTTTCCTCCGTTCCTCGATGAGGAATTGTCAAAGCGCGTCGGGCATATCGGGGCCATGACGTTTACCCTGGACATGGCGGACGGGTACCAGGCTGCGAAGAAGGCGGGGAAATGAACCGCAAGGCGATCACGGACGAGGATCAGCAGCAGAAGGCGGACAAGGAGCAGGCGCTGCGTCGCCTGACGGAGTTGGAGGATATTCGCTGGCTGCTGAACACTCAGCAGGGCCATCGGTTCTTCAAACGGCTGTTCACCGAGGGGCGCGTGTTCCAGACGACCTTCACGGGGAACAGCAACACCTTTTTTCTCGAGGGGCACCGCAACCTGGCGCTGCGGTTCTTCGGCGACGTGGTGGAGGCCTGCCCGGAGCGGATCGCCTCGCTGATGATCACCCCGCCGGCACCTCCTGATTCGGAAAAAATGAACCCATGATAACTTTTGTCTTTAAGGATTTTTATGGCCGATGACCCCAAACCAAACGCGCAAGCCAACACCCAAGCGGACGGCGGTGGAAAAGCGGACATAAATCCTGGCGGGAAAGCGGACACCCTGCTGGCGCAGAACAACTCAAACCAAGGGAACGCCGACGCCGGCAAAGCTGGCGGTCAGACCGATGCCGAAAAGGCAGCGGCGGACAAGGCGGCCGCGGAAGCAAAGGCAAAAGCCGACGCCGAGGCGAAGGCCAAGGAAGGCGCTCCTGAGAAGTACGAGTTCAAGGCTCCGGAAGGGCAGGCACTTGATCCGGAAGGCGTGCAGAAGCTGTCGGAGATCGCGAAGGAGCTTAACCTCTCGCAAGAGAAGGCTCAGAAGTTCGTCGACCTGGCGGTCGAGCACACCGCGAAGATTCAGAAACAGGTCATGGAGGCGCAGGAGAAGGCATGGACCGCGGCTCGTGACAAGTGGGTGGCCGAGCTCAAGGCGGACAAGGAAGTCGGCGGAGCCAATTTCGACAAGAGTCGGGATCTGGCGTTGCGGGCAATCGCCAAGTTCGGCGCTCCCGGGCTGGCTGAAGTCCTCAACTCCGGTTGGGGCGATCACCCGGCGCTGTTTCGGACGTTCGCGAAGATCGGCAAGGCGCTCGCGGAAGATTTCTCCGTGGATGGCTCAGCGGCCACCCGCGATGAGGATGCCGCGAAGGTTCTCTATCCCAACCAGAAATAACCGCAACCACAACACAAGGAGAACATTATGAGTACTATCGGAACCACCGCCCTAACCCTTGCGGATTGGGGCAAGCGCGTTGATCCCAACGGCGCGATCGACAAGATCATCGAGCTGTTGAACGATACCAACGAAGTGCTGGAGGACATGGCTTTTGTCGAAGCCAACCTGCCCACCGGCCATCGAACCACCATTCGCAGCGGTCTGCCCACGGCCACGTGGCGCCTGCTCAACTACGGCGTCCAGCCCAGCAAGTCCCGGACCGTTCAGGTGACGGATTCGATCGGCATGCTCGAGGCCTACGCCGAGATCGACAAGGCGCTCGCGGACCTCAACGGCAACACTGCGGCTTTCCGCCTGTCGGAAGATCGCGCCTTCATCGAGGCCATGAACCAGGAAATGGCGAGCACACTGTTCCTGGGCAACACCTCGACCGATCCCGAGCAGTTCATGGGATTGGCGCCGCGCTACAACTCCACCACGGCGGAGAACGGCGGCAACATCGTCAGCGGGAGCGGCACCGGGTCGGACAACACGTCGATCTGGCTGGTCGTTTGGAGCGATCTGACCTGCCACGGCATTTTCCCGAAGGGGAGCAAGGCCGGCCTGTCCTTCAAGGACCTTGGCGAGGTCACTCTGAACGACGACGCTTCGCCCGCGGGCAAGTACCAGGGCTACCGGACCCACTACAAGTGGGATTGCGGCCTGACCCTGCGCGACTGGCGGTATGTCGTGCGCATTGCGAACATCGACGTTTCGAACCTGACCAAGAACGCAGGCAGCGGCGCCGACCTCATCGACCTGATGACTCAGGCGCTCGAGCTCGTTCCGAACCTGAACCTCGGACGGCCGGTGTTCTACTGCAACCAGACGATTCGCAGTTTCCTGCGGCGTCAGATCGTCGCCAAGGTGGCTTCGTCCACCCTGTCGATGGATTCGGTTGCGGGCAAGAAGGTGATCGTGTTCGACAACGTGCCCGTGCGGCGTTGCGACGCGATTCTCAGCGACGAATCGGCGGTGTCCTGATCGGGCACACTCAACCAACGAAACATCACAAAGAAGGATCAAAACTATGATTCTCGACAAGCAAACCCTGTTGAGTGACGCCCAGGCGCTGACCAGCGACGGCGCGTCGACCAACCTCTACGACACCGGATCGGCTTCCGATCCTGGCGCCGGGGCCCCGTTGAAGGTCTTCATGTCCATCGACGAGGCGTTCACGAACCTGACGTCGCTGGACATCTCACTCCAGTGCCATGAGGACACCGGGTTCTCCGCGGGCACAAAGACCCTCTGGAAGGTCAATGCCCTTCTGGCGGATCTGACGCTCGGCGCGAAGATCGACCTGCCGGATGTTCCTGCGGGGTGCGAGCGCTATCTGCGCTTGTACTACGACGTGAACGGCTCGGATCCGGGTGCTGGCAAGATCACGGCCGGCATCATCCTGGATGACCAGAAGAACACCCCGACCGCGGACTAATCCATGGCTCGGTACTTCTGTCATCGGAAGTGCTTCCACAAAGCCCGTCTTTGGCGTCCGGGAGAGATCCTGGACGCCAAAGAGGGCGAGGCGGTTCCTCACCAGTTCTCTCCGGAGAAGCCTGCGCCGGCGCAGCCGCCTGCGGCTCCCGCCGAACCTCGGACATTCCACGAGTTCAACGAGCAGCAGTACAGCAAGAACGCCAATCGGAAGCGGCAGCAGTAGAAGCGTTTGCCTGGGGGATGGCGGGCCAGTACGGGCATCCACCCGGTGGCGCCTTTGACCTATGGCAAATCAAATCGAAATCTGCAACGTGGCCCTGTCGCGAGTCGGGGCCGGCTCCATTCAGGCGTTGACCGAGGCCACGCGGGAGGCGCGGGCCTGCCGGACGCACTACGAGATGGCGCGGGACGCCACGCTGCGCGATCACGACTGGCAGTTCGCGAGGAAGCGGGTCGTTCTGGCGCTCTTGAGCGAGGCCTTCGACGGCTGGACCTACGGCTACGCCTACCCGGCGGATTGCATCGCGGCCCGGTCCATCCTTAACGAGGCGTCCACGGATCCCGCGGACGCGATCGCCTACGAGGTCGGGGTCAACGCGGCCAAGTCGGCAAAGGTCGTTTTGACCGAACAGGAGGACGCCATTCTCGTCTACACGGCATTGGTGACCAACACGTCGATCTACGATGCCTCGTTCGTGGACGCTCTGGCTTGGCGGCTGGCTTCCGAGCTTGCGGTGCCTCTGCGGGCGGATACGGCGCTGCAGGACGGCTTCATGAAGAAATACCTGATGCAGCTGGGATCCGCCAAGGAGACGGGCAGTAACGAACAGCACGTGGCGCCCATCGCTTCGAGTTCCTTCTCCCTCGCTCGCGCATGAGCATCTCTGTCGCTCAATCCTCTTTCACGGGTGGGGAATGGGCCCCTTCCCTGTGGTCGCGCGCCGACCTGCAAAAGTATGGGACGGCCTGCAAGACCATGCGGAATTTCTTCCCGCACCCACACGGCGGCGCCAGCAATCGCCAGGGGACAATCTTCGTGGCAGCGGTGAAGACGGCCGCCAAGGCCACGCGGTTGGTCCCGTTCCAGTTCTCGGTCGTGCAGTCGTACATCCTCGAGTTCGGGCATCAGTACATGCGGGTCGTCAAGGACGGGGGTCAGGTCGTCCTGGGGAGCACCCCGACCGCGTGGAACAGCGGGACGACCTATGCTATTGCCGACCACTGCTCGAAGAGCGGGGTCAACTACTATGCGCTGCAGGCGTCGACCAACAAGGACCCGGCCACAGAGACGGCTTACTGGAGCCCGATTACAGGGTTGATTGTGGAGATTCCCACCCCCTACGTGGAGGCGGATCTGGCGCTGCTCAAGTTCGAGCAGTCGGCGGACACGCTCTATGTGTGCCATCCTTCCTACGCTCCGCGCAAGATCACGCGCAGCAGCCACACGCAGTGGAGTATCGCGACCATCTCATTTGCGGCCAGCATTGCGGCGCCTACCAGCCCGTCCTGTTCGGGGTCTGGAAAGATGTTCGTGGTGACGGCGGTCACGTCCACGGGGGTCGAGTCGGTTCCGTCAGCCGAGGAAGAGGGCGACTACGGGAATACGATTTCATGGACGGCGTCGTCGGGGGCGAGCGAGTACAAGATTTATCAGAAGATCGACGGGATCTACTGCTACCTGGGGCGGGCGGTGGGTACGAGTTACGCGATTCCGTCCAGCCCGACTGTGTCCTACGACGTTTCCCCGCCTGCCGCGGCCACTCCGTTCGGTTCCACCAACAACTACCCAGGTGTGTGCGCGTTCTACGACCAACGACTGATCTTCGCTCGGACTAACAACAAGCCGCAGTCCTTTTGGGGATCGGTGACGGGGGATTTCGAGAACATGCAAACGTCTTCGCCCATCAAGGACGACGACGCGTTCAATTTCACGATCAACAGTCAGCAGGTCAACGAGATCCGCTGGCTGGCGGCGCTGTCGGATTTGATCATCGGTACCAGCGGGGCGGAATGGAAGCTGGGGCCCGGCGGCCAGACCGACGGGATCACTCCCACGTCGGCGAAGCTGACGGTTCAAAGCCGGTGGGGCGTTGGTGACCTGCCGTCGATCATGATCGGTAACAGCGTTCTTTTTGTGGACGGTTCCACGAAGAAAATCCGCGATCTCATGTATTCCCTAGAACGGGACGGGTACGACGGCAGCGACCTGACGATCATGGCGCAGCATCTTTTCGAGTACTACGGCATCGTGTCCTGGGCGTGGCAGGCGCACCCGGATTCCGTGATCTGGTGCGTTCGCGACGACGGGGTGTTGTGCGGGCTGACCTACAACAAGGAGCATCAGATTTTCGGGTGGCATCGGCACGACACGGACGGCGAGTTCGAGTCGGTTGCCTGCATCGCCACGGCGGAGGGGGTGTCGGAGGTCTACTTCGTGGTCAAGCGGACGATCAACGGTTCCACGGTGCGTTATATCGAGCAGCTGGCGACGCGGGACTGGACGGATGTCGAGGATGCCTATTTCGTAGATTCGGGGCTTTCCTACGACGGGTCGGTGGCGGCCACGCTGACTCCTGGCACGGGGGCGACGACGGAGGGAACGGAAAACGTCACATTCACGGCTGGATCCAGCAAGTTTGTAAACGGCGACGTGGGGCGCGAGATCCACTACCGCTACGTGGATGCGGACGGGGTTGCTCACACGGCAAAGGCCGTGATCACGGCTTACTCGTCAGGCACGGTTGTCAGCGCCACGATCCTGCTGGCGTGGCCTTCTTTGAGCGCGATCGCTTCTGGCGACTGGCGCATGAGCGTTACTTCGGTGTCGGGTCTGAGCCATTTGGAAGGCAAGACGGTTGTTGTCCTGGCCGACGGCAACGTGATCAACTCCTTGGTCGTGGCCAGCGGGGCCATTACCCTGCCGAATCCAGCGAGCAAGGTGCATGTGGGGCTACCGTACACCTGCGATCTGGAAACGCTTGGGTTCAACTACCAGACGCAGACGGGGACGGTGCAGGATCGGATTCGCCGCGTGCTCTCCGTTGTCCTGCGATTCCGCAACACGCGGGCCTGCTGGGCGGGACCGGACGAAGACCATCTGGACGAGCTGGCGTTCCGCGACACGGAGGATTACGGCGAGCCCACTGGCCTCTATTCCGCCGACAAGGAGGTCATGCTTGAGCCGGGGGAACTGCGCGAGGGCAGCGTGTTCATGCGGGTCACGGAGCCCCTTCCGGTGACCGTCCAGGCCATCTTCGCTCGCATGCACCACGGGGAAAAGTGATTACCTGTCAGGCAAATGAAATATCGCGTATTTCCCGCGAAGAAGAAGCATCTCAAGGCGTTGCAGGGGCGGCTGCGGCCAGCGGACGTGGAAGAGATCCTGGCGTCGAGCGGGAGAGATCCTGACGAGGTGCTGGCGGAATCGTTCCGTCGTTCGGAGTTGTGCTGGGTCGGCCTTGCGGACGGCAAGGCAATTTGTCTGTTCGGCGTGGCTCGAGTGTCTCTGCTTTCGACGGTGGGTGTTCCCTGGATGCTCGGATCGTCGGATCTGGACCGTGCCGGGATTCGGATTGCCCGCCTGTCGTGTTACTATCTGGACAAAATGAAAGAGCGGTTTTCCTGCCTGGTCAATCTCGTCGACGCGCGCCATGAGGCGTCCATTCGCTGGCTTCGCTGGTGCGGATTCGTGGTGATGCCGGCGGAACCGGCCGGGGTGGTAGGACTGCCGTTCCATCGTTTCTGGATGAAAGGAGCCCTTTATGTGTGATCCCACCGCTTTGCTGGCCACGTCGCTTGCCGTCGGCGCGCTGGGCACGGTGACCACGGCCTTCGGGCAATATCAGCAGGCGCAGGCCGCCAACCGGGCGGCGGAATATAACGCCAAGATCGCGGATTACAACGCGCAGGCGGCGAACGCACAGGCGGCCAACGCCATTGCGCGGGGCGCCGTCGAGGAAAAGCAGCAGCGCCTGCAGGTCGCGAAAACGATCGGGACGCAACGGGCTGGGTTCGGCGGGTCGGGGCTCCTGGTTGATCAGGGGACGGCCTCGGACGTCACGTCGGACACGGCCGGGTTTGGGGAGCTCGACGCATTGACGATCCGCAACAACGCGGCCATGGAGGCTTGGGGAATCAAGAACCAGGCGGCAAACTACTCGATGCAGGCCAACCTGGCGCGGTCGAGCAAGCAGAACGGGTTGCTGGCGGCCGGTGGCAGCCTGTTGACGGGCATGTCGAGTCTGGCCGGGTCGCTCTATCAAAACCGCTCGGCGTTGTTTGACGATCGTCCTCCTTCCATTAAAGCCTTGCCCGTCTGATGCCCACGATTCCGACATATCAGCCTGGACAGGTGCAAAACCGTCCGATGCCGTCGTTGGGGTGGCAAGGCGGGGCCACGGCGCGGTCGATGGGTGGCGCGGACGCAGAGGGACTTGCGGAGCTGGGGCACGGTATGCTGCGGGCCGGGCTGACCGGCATGGGCATTGCCGGCGACATCGCGGAGCGCCACAACATGGATGTCGTTCGCGAGACCATGTCCAGCGCGGAACAGGAGTTGAACGGATTTGCGACGCAGGAGTTTCAGAAGCAGGGGCGGGATGCGCTCGGGGCCTCGGGGCGGATTCGGGATTTCGGGCAGAAGATTGCCAAGGATCGGATCAAGGCGTTGAACGGTCCGCAACAGGAGATTTTCAACCGGGTGTGGTCGCAGTACGCGGATCAACACGTCCTGCGAGCTCAGGGGTTCGAGGCGCGCGAGGCGGACGTCTACCACAAGCAGACGCTCGAACAGGCCAACCTGGCGCGTTTGGAATCCATGCGGATCGGGATGAACGATCCCAAGGCCATCGAAGCTGGCTTGGCGGAGATCGGGGCCAATACCCGCGCCATCCATTCGGGATCTGCGGACGTGGATCTGCGGGTGAAGGTGGCAAAAGAGGCCACAATGGCGAACCTGATCCAGCAACGGGCGGTTTCGGATCCTGCGGCGGCGCTGGTCTTTCTCGAGACTCACCAAGCAAGGTTGAATCCTGGCTGGGCGCTGGCGGAACGATCGCGGTTGCAGGGGTTGGTCGACGACCTGCGGGTCAATGGTCAGGTAATGGCGCTTTCTTCGGCTCCTGGTGCGACTTTGCAGAGTGCTATCGATGCAGTGGACAAGCGGACCGACCTTTCCTCCAACGAGAAGGCAAAGACCATGGAGGGGCTGCGAACGCAGTTTGCGATCCGTGATCACGCTGCGACACAGGCGCGCCAGCAGGCCAGCGAGGGGGCATGGGACGCGATGTGGAAGGCTCCGACGCTCGACACGGTTGCGCGGCTCCAGGTGCCCGAGGCTGAGAAGGTGAAAATGCGTGACGCGCTGGCGCGAATGAACGAAAAGCGCAGCGACGAGGATCAGGCGGCGGCCTACGGGCGGCTGCTGGGTGATCCGAATCTGCAGCAGATCAACCTGCTGGAACATCGGACGGAGGTTTCTGCGGGCCAGTTCGACCACCTGTGGGATCTCCAGCAGAAGATGCGCAAGGGCGGAACGAAGGAGACCGATAACTTCAAACAGGCGGTCGCCTACGCAAAGGGAATGATGGCGGATTCCAAGTATTTCAAAAAGGAGGAAACCAAGCAGGCTCAGATGCTTGCTGCGTTTCATCAGCGTTTGCGCTTTATGCCCGATGCAGATCGAGCGGATTTTTCCAAAGTTAAATCCGTTTTCGACGATCTCATGACCCAGGCAGTTATAGAAAAGCGAAGTCTCTTTGGAATAGATTGGCTCTGGCCGGATAAGATGGCCGAGAAATTCCGAATTGAAACAGGCGAAGTGGCGGTTCCTGAAAATCTATCTCCATCGCAACCAGTCACCGGCATGGTTCCTATTACGACCAGGAGAACCCTTTCGACTTCGGGAGCGCCTTCTCCTTTGCAGGAGACTTCCTCGACCGCGGTTTCGCCCGCGCCTCCTATTTCACGTTTTGCGGACACTCCGTCCGCTGCCGTTCCAGACAGCATCGTGGATTTTGTTAAAGAACACGAAGGGTTTAGTTCAACGGCGTATGGCGACGGGAAACAACACTCCATTGGATGGGGAAGCGTGGCCACCGGTCCGGATGAGGCGATTTCCGAGAAGGACGCGGATGTGCGCCTGCGGCAGGAGTTGGGGCAGTCTTATTTTCGGATCATGCGGGCGGCAGAGGCCAAGGGATGGCCCATTACCGAGAGCCAGGCCAAGGCATTGGTGTCGTTTGACTACAACACGGGCGCCGGTCTGAAGGTTCTTAATGACGCGAAAGGATGGCGGGATGTCCGCTTGCGGATGGCGCGGTATGTAAAGATTGGCGACCGTCAATCGCGCGGTCTGGCGAAGCGTCGATCTGACGAAATTTCCCTGATCGGAGATTGATCATGTCCTCTCTTGATGCCGGCGCCGATTCGACCGACGCGACAAGTCTCCCTGTCCCATTGGCCCCCTCTCTGAGGGAGGCTGTCGCCGATACGGACGAGTCGCGCAGAAACTTCATGGTCAATCTGAAGGCGTTGGACGGCATTTTGCCGGACGCAGCGGCAAAGATCGATCGAATGGCGCGCCATCGCGGAGTTCCCGTCTCGCTGGTAATCGGAAAACAGACGGAGTTCAATCGCGCCGACGAGGCGGAACGTCTGGCGAGCGTTCTATCCGAAAAAACTGAAGGCGGAGAGCCGCGACACCCGGTTTCCATGGAGTGGTTTAATGACCCCCTGAACATGGCAAAGGCAAAGGACGACGTGCATTCCTTGCTGGCCATTGAAAATAACGCGAAGGAACGTCTTCTGGATGAGGACATGCGTTCTCAGGTCAATCATCTGCGGACGGTTGGCCTTTCCATGGGGCCGGATTATCTGCGGTATGTGATCGAGCGAGTGCCTTATGGAGGTTCTGCGGTTCGCGCGCTGGGGACGATGAAGTCTGCCATGTCCCTTAAAAAATTGAGGAATGGCGAGGCAACAGACGCCGACAAGTTCGATCTACAGAGAGAACTGGCGCGCGATTACTTCGAGACAACCCGCGCCAATTTTGCGGACCAGGTAGTGGATGTGGTTTCCAATCTTCCTGCATTTGGAGCGGAGTTTGCAACCACGGGCGGAGCTTACTCGGCTGGTCGTAGACTGCTGGCTCGAGCCGGCGAGGGGGCTTTGACTCGATGGAGCGGTCGGTTGATAGGATCTGCGGCTCAGACTTCCGCAAATCCGGCATTTGTTGCCGACCGCATTGCCAACCGCCTGAATACGGCGCCAGACGAGGGTTTTGCGGAGGCGATGTCTAAGGGATTTGGCGATGCTTTTATCGAGATGGCATCGGAACGCGCTGGGGGGATTTTGGAACGGTTACCTGGCGTTCACCAAGTGAGCCGGTGGCTGAAGACGGCGATCGCTGATCGATGGCTGGCTAAAAGACCGGGGGCGACGCTGGATCAATTCTTTGACGTCTTAAATAAGGCTGGGTATCAGGGAGTGCTTGGCGAAATAATGGAAGAACGCGTGGGGGATGTGGCAAGGGCGGCAACTGGCATTCAAAGTCTTCCGTACAATTCTCCAAAGGAATTGCTTCAACAGATGTTGGTGGAAGGAGCGGCTTTTTCAATGATGCCGTTGGCTGGGGTTGGCGCTCATATTGCGTTGAACCGTCCCCATCCTGCCGATCGTCTCGTTGAAGGTTTGCACAAGCTCGCAACACACGAAGCTGAAGCGGCTCGTCTGGATAAGGCCGTTCAGTTGACATCAGCCAGCAAGTTGACGCAACGGGATGCTGACGGAATGCAGCAATTTACCCAAGCGGTCGAGCAGAATAACGGTTTGCAGAGCGAGGTCTACGCGGACGCCCGGTCGGTTCAGGCCGTGTTTCAGCAGGCCAACGAGGCAGACCCCGCGGCCGGGTGGGTGGCGTTCCAGGAGTTCGCGCGAGCGGTCGGGCCGGAAGGGCTGACGGATGCCCAGGTGGACGAGGCGCTGCAGACGGGCGGCACCCTGACGATCCGCACGGCGCCCTACCTGGCGAAGTACGCGGGACAGCTTCACAACCAGATCAAGGGGCTGATTTCGTTCGATCCCAGCATGGAGGTTACCACCGACACGCTGGCGGAGAAGCAGAAGGCGTTGCAGCAGCAGGTGGACGATTTGAAGGGGTACGCTGACGCCCTGCGCCAGCAGCAGGATATGCCGCAGGAACTCCTGGCGGTGCGCAAGCAGATGCTACTGCCTCGCGAGCAGGGCGGGATGGGTGAGACGGCGATTGCGGCGGATTCTTACCTGACGGAGGTTCGCAAGATATTCCAGCGGCTGACGGAGCGGACGGGCGTGTCGTTCAACGATCTGTGGAGCCGGTACGGCGGGGCGTTCGAGATCAAGGTCGGGGACACGCCGGAGGCGGTTCGGGAGCGGGCGCAGGCGGCGATTGTGGGGGTGGCGGCGCAGGTGCGGGAGCAGACTCAGGCGACTTCTCTCGGCAACGATGAATTACGATTTCAGGATGAACGGAATAAGGCCATTCCCGTTCGCCTCGTGAAAACCGTATCCGAAGCTGAAGATCGGGCCTTGGAGTTTGTTGGGAAAGAGATCACCAACGCAGATGACGGCTTGGTGGCCACGGTGTCAAAGACGAACATCGGGAAGATGGCGTCCGAGAAGGCCACAAAGAAGTCCGTCTCTCCCGAGGTTCACGCTAACGCACTCGCTAACGCTGATATCCTGTTTGAAAACTCGATTGAAGATCCCTCGATGCGGGCCCCCCATAAAAAGGGAAGTCCTGACATCAAGGCAGTTCGGCGATACTGGTCGCCCATGGTTTACGGTAAAGAGATTTTTGCGGTCAAGATCACCGTCAAAGAGACGGTTCGCCAAGGGAATAGAATCTATTCAATTGAGGCAATCGACGTGGAAAAAGCAAAACCCGCATGGTATGTCCCAGCCGAAGCTGGGGTTGCGCGGGGTGAACCTGAAGGATCAGCCTCACCCCCTCATGCGGGTTCGCAGGAGAAACTACGCCGGAAATTCGGAATTGTCAACCAGTCGCAGAATGGTGTTTCCAGCGGAAACAGTCCCCGCGGCGCGCTGGAGACAACGGCGACCGGCAAGAAGATCGTCCATCTCTTCAAGACTGCGGACCGTTCGACGTTCATCCATGAGATGTTCCACCTGTACCTGCGGATGACGGATCGGTTGATCGCGGACGGAATGGCCACCGAGGAGTTGAAGAACGATTTGCGGGTGCTGCGTGAATCGGTGGGGTGGAAGGAGGGGGCGCTGACGAAAGCGCAGGAGGAGAAGATGGCGCGGGTATGGGAGGCGTACCACATGCCCAAGGACGGGGAGACGACGGCCAAGGCTCCGTCTACGGATCTCATGGGCGCTTTTGCGCGGTTTGGCGAGTGGATGCGGCAGATTTATCGGAGCGTCAAGGACATGGGCGTCGAGGTCAACGACGACGTGCGGCAGGTGTTCGACCGCATGCTGGCATCGGAGGACGAGGTCGACGCGGCCCGGTATGCCTACGGCCAAGGGGACGAGATTCGGCAAATCTACGAGAAGGATCAAGCCAAGTTGGCTGACTGGAAACGGCGGAAGGATGAGTTGCGCCGGAACCAGGTGTCCCGGCAGGTGCGGATGGCGCTGCGGGCCTATTTTCAGGCGGTGGGCGGGCGGACCGGCGTCGAGAAACAGATGACAAAAGAGGTTGCGGCGATGCCCATTTACGCGGTTTTGAAGGACAAGTCTGGAATTTCTGCCGAGGATGTTCAGGCTCAATTTGGACAGGAAATGTCTAAAACCCTCCAGGAGCGGTTTCCCGGGGCGGTGCGTGTCGGCGGAAAGAGTATCGCGCGGTTGGCCACGGAGCACGGCTTTGCCGGGCCCGAGGCGCTGGCGGAATCCCTGAAGACGGCGGTTCCCGAGGCCGAGGCGGTCAAACAGCGGACGGATGCGGCAATCAAGGAGACCGAGGCGCGGATTCGCGCGGATGCCGAGGCTGGCGGGGATGCCGGGACGCGGGCGGTTCATTCCGAGGAATCACTGGCGGTGCTGGCTTCCGAGGCGCAGATGCTGGCGGATGAGATCGGGCGGCTTACCAAGCGGCGGCCGGACCAGATGACCAACGCCGTCTATCGGGCGGAGGCGCAACGGATCATTTCCGGGAAGACGGTCGCGGAGGCCATCCGTTACGCGTCCTTTGCGGCTCAGGAACGCAAGCATGGCCGGCGGGTGATTGAACTGCTGCGGCGGGCGCGCGGGGAGACGCGGGGAACGGGAGACGCGGAGGTGCGTCAGGCGCAGCAATCCCTGGCGGAGGAGCGGGCCTGGCAGAAGGTGGACGACGGCACGTTCGGCGACGTGGAGGTCGCGGTCATTGCGGGAAAACAAACGGAGTGGACGGCGGAAACGGCCATCTTCCGCCTGCAGGAGCGGCTGGCGGTGGATCGCCAGACTGCTTGGATGATCTACAATGCTGCTGTTTCGGACACGGCGGAGGCCACGGCTCCGGTGAAGGTGGCGGATCTCCTGCGGGCGGCGTCGGATTATATTCGGGAAAACCAACAGGGAACCCTTGCGGAACGGTTGACGGCGCGGGAGATGCAACAGGGACAGGCGGAAATGGATCGCCAGGTTGCGGGGATGCGTAGCGAAGCGGCTCTTCCGTTCGGGGAGGCAATTATAGCGTCTGGCGGCCTTCTTTCAGTCTCTGCTGCGGAAGCCAGCGGCGAGCCTCTTGTTGGAGAATTGCGGATCGCTTTGGAGGGAAAGAAGGTTCCGGGGTTGGTGCGCAACGACGCTCCGAAACTCGATATTTTGAGGTCCAACCTGTGGGATCGTGGCTATCGTTTCGAGACTCCCGCGGAGATGCTGGATGCGATCAAAACCTGGCTGGCGACCGGCAAAGAACCGACGTTTTCAGGATACACCGGTGAGAGCGAGGCACAAGCGATGTTTCAGTCAGAGAGCACGATGGCGACGGATGCCGATCAAGCGGAGAAAAACGCGGTGGAACCGTCCGAGGCCGACCGCGCGGCCCATCGGCGGATGCTCACGGACGAGCAGCAGGCCGAGCTCCTGCAGCAGGCGTTGGAGGCGCGCAAGCTTCAGTTGCTGAACCACGCTTTGGTGACGGAGTCCATGCGGGTGCGGGAGGAGGTGCAGGCCGTCGAGAACCGCTATAAGCCGTCGAAGATTCAGGCGGCGCTCAAGGGGCTAGAGAACGCATTCGTGGATCCTGTCCTGACGCTCCTGCGGCGGTACGGGTTCACCATGACGCCTCCCGAGGCTGAGTTCAATTTCGCGGGGATCGGCGTCCTGGACGAAGATCTAGCGGCGATGGTGCCTGGGTGGATCGTGCGTGGGGATAAGGCGGGCTTCTGGAAGCACACCCTCAGCGTTTCGCAGTTGCGCGAGTTCGACGATTTTGCGCGATCGCTCCTGGCCAGCGGGCGGGATGCCATGTTCTCCCTCGAACAGAAGGCCTTTGCCACGGCGACCGAGTTTGCCAACCGCTGCATCGAGCGATTGGCAAAGCTGCCCGTTCTCAACGTTCCACAAAAGGGCGACAAGCTTTTAGGCAGTCAGTGGGCGGGAGACAAGTGGGTGAAATTCCATCAATTCTTGCGACGGGTTATCGACTCCGCCTCTCACGCGCAGTTCGTGACGGAAGCGGCGGATGGGCGCGAGGGAACGAAGACGGGGCATCTCGGTCCTAATCGCACGTTGTATGAAGAGGCGGTGAAAAGGGAAGTGGAGGAGTTTACGCACAACGGCGAGGTGATGAAGATGTTGGCGCCGCATCTGGATGTTTTCGCCAAAGCCCTTGACCGGATTGAAAAGGAAAACGGAAAGTTTTTCGAGATTCCCGATCTCGACCTGGGAGAGCAGGCGCGGCGCGTTGGGGAATCCCGCTGGACGGGCGAGAAGTTGGTCGCGTTCCTCCTGAACGTCGGCAACGAGGGCAGCTTGAGCGGTCTGCTGGCGGGGTACAATTGGGCTGGGCGCGAGGTTCACCAGGTGTCGAAGTTCTTTGATCCCCATGAGTTGCAGGCTATTCAAGGGGCTTGGGACACGATCAACACGCTTTTCCCGAAGCTGGACGCCGTTTTCTTCCGTCTCTACAACCGCCACCTGCCGAAGGTGCAGGCCAAGCCGATAACCCTGACGGCGCGGGACGGTTCCGCGGTAACGCTGGCGGGCGGGTATTATCCGAAGAAGTTCGATTGGCGGTTGTCGGACAAGGCGACACGGTTTGCGGAGGAGGACATCAACCGGAAGCAGGCGGTTTTTCGTGTGGACACAAAACCAGAACAGGGCATGACCAAGGCGCGCGTTGGCAGCGTGATGCCGATTCGGTTGAGCATGGGGGTTCTGATCGAACACATAACCGACACGACACATTTCATCCATCAGGCGGAAGTGCTGCGCGACTGGCATCGGTTGCTCTCGGACGGGCCGTGGAAAACAGCGTTTGTGGAGCGGTTCGGAGAAGGCGCTTGGGGACGGATGAAAGCCTGGGCGTCGCACCAGGCGAACCCCTTCCCCATCGAGTCGCCGGCGGCGGATCCGACCGTGTCCGGACTTGAGCGTTTTATCGAGTGGAATCGAAAGATGGCGCAGATCGCCATTTTGGGGTGGAATTACAAATCGGCCGCCGTCCAAAAGACGGCGCTCATCAACGCGGGGTATTCGATGGGATGGAAGTGGATTTGGCGCGGGTACCGCGAGATGGGGGTCGGCGGAATGGGCACGGCGCTGATCGGATGGAAGGGCGAGGTCTGGCGGAAGATTACCGAGAAAAGCGAACGGATGAAACAACGGGATTCGACGGTTGATCGGGATCTTCGGGAGATGGTGGCGAAGATTCGGCCATTTCGCGCAAAAAGCATCAAATTTGCTGGGCGTGAAATAACGCTCAAGGACGTGCAAGAGATGGCTTTTTTCATGCTCCAGGCCATGGATCGTTCCGTCATCGCCCCTATCTGGCTGGGTGCGTACGCAAAGCACATGCAGACCATGGCGGATCGAACCAAGACGCCCCAGCAGCAGGAGGCCGACGCCGTCGCCTACGCCGACCGAATGATCTCCGACACCCAGCCGAGCGGCCTTCGCGCGGAACTGAACAGCATCCAGCGGGATCCGCGGGCGTGGATTCGGTTCATCACCATGTTCTCGAGCTGGTCGTTCAAGCAGGGATCCCGCTACTACTACGAGAACCATGCCTGGCGCAACGGGCAGATCTCGACGGCGCAGTACGCGAACCACATTTTCCATGAGGTCATGTTCCTTACGCTCGCGACGACCCTGCTTCGTGCGGCGATGCGCGGGGAAATGCCCGATTGGCTAGATGAGCTTTTCGGTCTGGTTGATCAGGGGCTTTCGTGGTTCCCGTACCTGAGCAGCATTCCTCGTGGATTGTTTACAGGGAGATGGGATCTGGACCGGGCGGTTCCCGCCACTGAGGGAATTAAGCGTGCCCAGAAGGCGGTCTGGTCCGCGTTCGACGAGGACAAGGAATGGCACGAGGCGTTGTGGGACGTGGCTCGATTTGGGGAGTTTGCGGCGGGGGTGCCGGTCACCAATATTCCGAAAGACCTGCAGCGGATGTTCGAGAAGAAGGACT